AAACCTTTGATTATATCCATTAAAGTTATAATAAATTTCTAAAGGTTCAAATACAAATGCAGGTTTATTGTTTTTAGCATCTTCCTTCAATTTGTCTTCATGAATTTCCCTTTGAAATTTCTTAGTACCATTAAATACATAAATAACACCAGCAGTACTTATAATTGTACTTATAATAGCCCACATCATTTTATTCTCCCTTACATTATTTAATTAGACAAAAATAAATTATTGCACAATTGAAAGTCAATCTTCTTATTTATCCTATCCATATACTTTTGAATGGTAGGTTTTTTTACTTCTAATAAATCTGCCGTTTGTTTAAGACTCAGCCCCTCACATTTGACCATAATAAAACACTCTAGTTCTTTAGGTGTTAACTTCATCAGTGCGTAGCTCACTTTATTATTAACATCATTAATTATATCATTGTATTCAACATCTGAATTCTTTTTATACATTGATTCACTAAAAGCCTTATTGATCACATCATTATCTACTAAGTAGCATTGACTTCTATCTATTGCGTTATAATTGCCTGGTTCGTGTCCACATGTTAACCATTCAATTGTATAATCAATGTCTTTTAATATATCTTTGTAAATACTTAATTTATCCTCTTCATCTACTTTATATTCAAGTGATTTTATTTTATTGAGTACGCAAAGTCTCGTTTTCCTATATTCAATTAGCAAGTCTTTCATGATGTATCTCCTCGATGTAAGCATTAATAAAAAGTCTAATGGCTAATTACGTTTTAAATAAATATCGATTTCTATTAATTCGATAAATATAATTATTAAAAATATTGTTAATATATACTCGATAAAATTAAATCCAAATCCTAATGTGATTGCGAGACTTAAACAAACAGTAAATAATAGAATTGCAATCATTCTGATATAATTATTAACGATATATTTGCATGTATAAAATAAAATTATTGTCAAAATCATAAATGTTAAGTTCAATAAAATCATTCATGATAACCTCTTTCCTCTTCTAATCTTTACATTCTCTCTATTTAACGCGCAGTTCAAACTATCCATGAGCATAACGTTATCTCCCATTGTTAATGTTTTTCTACCAGATTTACGTATAATGCCCTCACCTATAATGACAATTCCTACATTTTCTTGTTTTAGAATTAAACTCAAATCCGTGTATTTTACTTCTTCGTATAGGTTTCTAGGTAAAACTAAGTAATTATAATGACCTACAAAAGACAATTTAGCCGAACTCTTTAAATCTGCTTTTGATATTTTAATTTCATATGCTCTAAAAACATTTCTAGTATCATAGGTTAAAAAGTCCACGATTTCACGCCCATGTGTGAGAGGCTTTCGCCCAATGACTACCTCATGACATCCACACACTCCCATTTTGTCTATGATCAGTGAATCATATAAATACTGTTCCGCTTCTAAGGTTGCTATTGATTTCACTTTTGCAACACCTCATTAAATCTTTGATTGCTCTTAGCTCTAGTTATGTATGTATGTTTACGTACTGTTGAAGCTTTGAATGTTGTGACTAAGTATTGTGCCACTTACTCGACACCTCTTTTACAAAATTTCAAAACCTTTTAATTCTTTCCTTAATGACTTCTCATCTTCTATATCAAAACTCTTTTGAACTCCTCGTGATTTTATAGTTACTTTGTTAGATTTGTTTATCCAAATTTTGAACTTAGGCCAATTCTTAATATTGCAAGAATAACCTTCAAGTACTGTATTATCTTTTAATGGTTGTTCTGTCGGAAATAACTGGACTTCAACTTTGGATAACTTCTCACTTTCTACATTCAAACCAATATTCGTGAGCATATTTTTTAATTTGTTTATTGTCACTTCCCCAAAACCTCCTTGACTCGATCTAATATGTCTTTATACTCCGCTACTTCCGAAGCCTTTTGCTCCACGTTCTGAAACACTCTCGAATTCCTCCACTTGCTTTAGTTCAGGTGTCCATATAGGTACGATAACCAGTTGTGCTAGTTTGTCGCCTTTGTTTATGACATAACTACCATTCATAAATAAAATTTTATCTGATGGATGTGGTGGGGCATACTTTCCGTCTATCCCAGCAACATTTCGACTAAAGTTACCATCATCCCAAATCTCTAACGTTTCAATATCATTCTTGATATTAATCCCTAAATTGCCATGATATCCCGCGTCTATCTTGCCTGTTTCAATCACTAAATACGTTTTACTACTTACACCACTACGGCTAGTTAATAGCCCGACATAGCCCTTTGGTATGCTTACGGCTACATCTGTTTTAATCACTGCCTTTTCTTGTGGCTCAAGTACGACAGTTTCAGCTGAAAATATGTCATAACCTGCATCCGTCTTATGGTTTCGTTCGGGCATTCTAGCATTTTCTGATAATAGTTTTACTTGTAATGTGTTAGTCATTTTCCTGTTCCTCCTCTACATTAATTTCATATTCATCACAATCAAATGGTACTTCCATTCTCGCAATATCATGCGCCTCATTTTCTGCTTCGTCTAAACTTTCAGCCTCGATAGTCTCTTCAATCATGCCAGTGTATGTGATTTGAATATTAAATTTTTTCATCTTCCTGTTCCTCCTTAAAACAAACTGAGTTGTTTTGCCTTTTCGAAATACAATTCGTTACTTTCAATGTAGTTAGCAAATTCTAATTTATTATTGAATGTCTCTTTCACGCCTTTAAACATCGTTTTGTGATGCCCGTGAAAGTAATAAGTGCCGTTTACTACATGGATATGCGCCACTCGCTCGTTATCCTGATACAGATATCTCTTAGAGCCGAAAAATTGTTTTAAGTATTCTTTACACATGTTATCTGCCATGATCTACTTCTTAACTTTCACGAATATATCGTTTTCCATCAGGTAGCACGCATAACGTCCTCTTGGATGTTTCTGAGGAACATTAAATAAATGCGGTTTCTTCTTTCGTAACTCTGCCTGTTTTTGTCTACGTCTAGCCATTTCACGCTCTTCGCTCTCTCGTTCCATGATTTTTGCTAATACGATTTGTTTATACTCGTTTAAGCGCATGCCGTAAGGTGCATTTAAGGCTTCTAGTATTGTCCAGCCACTACGTACCCTCTGCGCAACTATTCCTGGAGTTAGTCTATTCTTTTCTATCAGTTCATTTTCATAATGGGTAAATTTATATGGTTTCCCATGAATCTTTACAACACTCATCAATTCCACCTCTGCATTTAACTTTTGTTAAATTTTTTAAAGCTCATGTTTTTTACGCCGGATGTTATTTATCCTAAAAAGTATTAGCGCGTCTTTTGGGTCGTTTTTCACTCTGTATTCACGAGCACTAATGACCAAAAGCTCTTTTTGCTCTCTCAGATAATTCTTGTCGTCGCTCTTCTGACATTAATTTTCTAAATCCTATTGCGCTTATAGGTAGTTTTGCCCTAACCAACACCGCAGTCCCAGATTCTAATCGTTCCAATACCTCTACATCGTCACCATACAACTTTGTCATTCTAGTAATATGTGTAGGTACCGATGAGTATGCAATCCATTCTTTATTTTCGTAATCATAGTTCAATGTCGTTTCGCGGTCTTCTCTTGAATAACCGTCGCTTACTGTTTTTGTTTCTTTGGTAATTCTTGCCATTTATTCCACCTCTATATTTGCGTTGCTAATTTATAATTAATTAAATTCAATATTCGACGATAGCAGGGCGTCTGTGGCGTTCTGCAAGTTTTCGGATAAAAAGGTCATACAACTTATTTTCATCGCCCTGTGCGCTATCTATGAGCTTCTGAGCATATAATTCAGAACACTGAAGTTTTTCTCTTAAAAATTCTTTTGTTACCATGCATATCTCTCCCTGTAATCCTCTCCGATTACTTTTACTTTTCTTGTGTTATATTTCATTCTCGAGTTAATACGTTGCCAGTTCATATTTTGATTTAATTCTTTATCAGTAAAGTTAGTTGTAAAGATGTTGTTTTTACCTACTCTGTTATCAACAATGCTAAAAAGTTTATTCAAAGTGTGTTCTGTGTTCTCTACACCTATATCATCTAGTACAAGTAAATCAATATCACTTAACAATCTGACCAGCTCATCTGTAGTTTCTTCTGCATTTTTGTTGTATGTCGCTTTAATACGATCCATCAACATTGGTACATGCATAAAAGCAACTGTATGCCCTTTAGCTTTGACTGCTTTTGCGATAGCGTATGCTAGGTGGCTTTTACCAGTTCCGTATGAACCTTGCAATATTAATGATTTCGGTTCTTTTGTAGAGAAACCCTGTACATACTCTATTGCTGTTTGTTTAGCGTGTGCTTGTTTTTCATTCTGTGGCTTATAGTTGTTAACAGTCGCATTATGCAAAGATGGATTAACGTTTGATTGATTGAAAATGTAATCAAGTTTCTTTTGTTTGTTTCGTTTGTACTCTTCATAAGCTAGTTTTTGAATCTCGCATTCACAACCATCTTTATATTCGTATCCACTTTCAAACTTATATAAATCATATTGACGCTCGCATTTATCGCAATTCTGCCTTAGTATTACTTCGATTGGTTGATATTTTTTTAAACTTTCGTTTATTTTTTCGTCAAATAATGGTTTCATGTTATCCACCTAATCCCAATAACTTTCGTCGTACTTCATACGTTCCAATTGATCCATTCCAGTTGGATTTGCTTTTTGGTTGAGGTACCCCTCAAATTTATTACCAAAAAGTGTTTCTGGTCTAAGGTATTTATCGCTATCCGTGTTTAGCCACTCAGCTGTTTTGATATCAATCACCTTTTTAAAATCCTCCAACCTAAAATCTTGATTCCATCTTGCTTTAATAAAATCTTTTGTTTTAGCTGTATTGTGTTTAAAATTCTTTCCTGCTTTTTTGTTTAAGTATTCGATAATTTCTTTATAGGGAATGGAAGACGCCGTCGGGTTTCCCGACAATATACTTCCATCATTATTAGTATTATTATTAGTAGTTAAATCATTAATAGTACTATTATTATTAGTAGTATCCGATTTACCGTTAACGGTTTTTCCATTGTTGGTTTTACCGTTAACGGTTTTTCCAACGTTGGAAAATCGAATGTGGTGCGGTTGCTCATATACCAAGTACTCATAACCATTTAACCTTCCACTTTTATCACGTTTTCTATTACGTTGAATATATCCAATTTCTTCCAGTTCCTTGATTCCACTCTTTAAACCGCTAAGTCCATCAGTTGAATGTTGCTCTAGTTCTGTTTCGTAAATTTGCCAGTTATCAGGTCGACTTAACAAATAAAGTAGAATACCTTTAGCTTTCCAACTTATATTAGAATCATGTATAAAATCTTTGTGTACTGTGACAAAGTTGCCTGATTCTTTGTAAACTCTAAATATTGCCATTTTTTTATCTCCATTCTGTTATAATTAATAAAAATATGATTAGGAGTGAATAACTTGAAAAAATGTTTCATTGCTTGCCCTATAGGTACTGATGATTCTAAAGTAAGAAGAAACTCTGATTTTCTTTTACAATCCATCATAAAACCTGCTTTAGAATCAGATTTTGAAATCCAACGATCTGACCTTATATCATCAACCAATAAAATTACTGATGAAATAATTGGTGGGTTAACGAATTCTGAATTAGTCATTGTAGATTTGAGTACGCATAACCCGAACGTGTTTTATGAATTAGGTTACAGACACGCTCTAGAGAGACCAACAATTACTATGATTAACAAAGATGAGAATATCCCTTTTGATGTTAGCGCTTACCGTACAATTTACTACAGTGAATTACACACGGATGTAGTAAATGCCAAAGACCAACTTAAAGAAACTATCAAAACATTTACAGATAATGATTTCAATTTTGAAAATCAAGTCAATAAGTATAATAATATCGATAATGAATACGGTGTTTTAAACAGACATTTGTTAGATATAAAAAGTGATTTATCCGAATTAAAAGAGTTTCTACCTTCAGTGACCAAACAAGAGCCTGATATTCCCGCTGATTCTATGGTAAGAATGATGGAACTTGCCGTTCAGTATCCGGATCAATTTGAAAGATTGATGGAAATGCAAAACAAAAACAGTCAATAACCCCTCCCTTTTAAGAAGCCCTCTAGTTATTTAATTCGGGCTTCTTTTTCACGCAATTGTTTTTGTTGATATTTTATATAGTTAATAGCAAAGCGTTTGCTAAATGTTGTTTTTAACATCTAGAAAATGGCTTTCCTACAGCTTTTTTATAATTTCTAACATTCCTAATCTCTTCCGCCAAGACGATGATTAGGAGTGCTATTTTAATTAGTCTAAGTCTGTTCATTCCTTTTTCTCTCCTTTCAGCATTTTGTTGAGCCTCTCATCAACTTTTAACCACGAGTCATGCAAGTGATATTTATCATCAAACGACTTAACGCCAATCGCATGTTGCTGGTTATGATGTTCGCGACATAACGCTAATACATGTTTGTCATAGTGATTCATCTTATTTCTGTTCATGCCTCTGCCGACTGCTTCATAATGTGCTAGGTCAGCGTGAGGCTTTCCGCATATTACACAGATACGGTTAATTGTAGCCCAATATAATAGTGCTTTATCTTCACTTAACAACTTGCTTGTTTCTATGCTCATAGGTATTTGATGATGAAACATAAACGCTATAATCAGTTCTATTAACTCCCTTGCGACTTTCATTGAACAGTCGCGCAGACTGATTTCTTCATAACCTTTCATAATTTCTAATTCTGTTTGTAATAATTTTCTAGTTGATTCCACTGGTTCGCCCCAGTGAAGTTCTATATCTCTACACATTGCGAATATTTTTTTGCGTTGTTCTATAGACAACTTTTTATTGTCCGGAACCTCTACTTCTGCTTTTAGTGGATATCCGTTTTCTAGTAAGTCAATGTGACTTTGTTCAAGTTCAACACCAGTAGCAACGACGGAATAAGTGCCGTCATTGTCTTTCTGGTATCTTGTAATGTATTGCATTTAAACCACGTCCTAGAACGGTAAATCATCGTCATTAATTTCTATAGGTGCATTAGCAAACAAGTTACTTTGTTGACTCATTGACGTCTGTTTCCCATTTGCTTGCTGTTCTTTTTGTTTCATCTCATCAGTTTTAGGTTCTGGTTTATTAACTACTTCATCACCCTTATTCCAAACTTTTACATATGAAAGTCTTACAAAATACTTACCTTGTTCCTCGTTAAATTTATTTTTAAGTACAATAGTTCCGATTTTGTTAATTAATTGATTAGTGTCAAAAGTTAAATCAGGTAAGTTCAATTTAATTCCTAATCTACTAAGTAACTCGATATATTGTTTTTCTTGAAAATCTTGTTGGAATGGTGGGACAAATTGGTTGTGTTTGTATTGTTTACCTTCGTTGTTTTCAAAAATAATTGTGAAGTATCTGTTTTCTCTGTCGTTAAACTCAACATTTGCAACTTTAACTGTGAATTCTCCAGCTCCTAAAAACTCCCCGCCTTTCATGAATGCCTCTTGATTAGTTTCTTGAATGTATAGTGCTCTACCTCTAATTTTCATGATTTTTTACCGCCTTTAGTTAATTTCTAGTTTCCATTTCTGATTGCTTGAACTACATCATTAATACTAGGATTAACGAATTTTTTACTTGAAATTGTTATATTGCTAGCATGTCTTATCTTAGTCTCAAATAAATCTGATGGTTCTGCGTTAAGTACATATTGATAGGATTTTTCGCCGTCTTGTTCATTCTCTTCAATTGTCATTCTTGCTAACACGTCAGATTGGCTAATAATTGCTTTTCTAATTTGATCTTGTGCCTCTATCGTGATTGTTGGATTGATAGTACTACCCTCATCATCTTTATCTTTATTGATGCCCTCATGCCCGCTTATAGCAAGATGAAATTGGTACTGTTCTTGTAATTTAGAAATATATCGATAAATACTTACAATTCGCGAAGCACACTCGCCCCAATCATTAAATGTCGGTTTTTTAATCTTTCCTTTCATGACATTCTCAATCGTAATATCTCTCAACTTCTGAATAGTCTCTATTACTACAACATCGATTTGTTTGCCATTTTCCCTAAGCTGTTCTATAACTTTTGGTAACAATTGAATTACTGTCCTAAAATGCTCATAATTTTTGATTTGTACAACTGCACCATCTTCAGTTACCGTTGTCCCATCTTCGTTTATATCTAGTACTAAAGCATTATTATCTTTGGTTAAAAATGTAGTTTTACCAGTCCCGAATCTTCCGTAAATAGCGAATTTATAAAACTTATTAGCATTTTGTTTGCTGATATCTTTCACACCTAGTTGCCTTAAGATATCGACGCCTTGAATAGTTTTTTCAGCCATCTATTCTCCCACCTTAACTGTGTAAGATGTTGGTTTTTCGATAATTCTAACGCCCTCTAAAATCTCGCCATTCACATCAATCAACGTGCCATTTTCAGTTACATTGAAATCTTTCTTAATCTCTGATTGACTAAGTTTTTTTGTCAATTTTACATAGTCATTCAGTCCACGTTGTTCAAGCTGTTCAATAACTTTGTTTTCGTTACTAACTTGTATCACTTTTGCCCCTTTTCGAGAGGTTACTTTGCCATATGGCGTATTTAACTTAAATTTTTTATCTTTCTCTTTTTCAATTCTGAAATACTCAATCACAAGACTTTGAAGGTATTCCTTATTACTTTGTAATTTCTCAATTTCATTATTGCGCCATAAATTTATACGTTCGATTTCACTGTTTGCCAGTTCCTTAACTTCATTCTCTTTTGTTGTAATTGCGTCTAACTTTTTAAAAACCCAGTTAGCGCTATTTAAATCTGTGACTTGAAACCGGTCATCTTGTTCAAATGTTTCTAGTTCTCGTGCTTGTAATTCATTCATAAAACTAAACACCTTTCTTAACTAATATCTGCCCACGCATTACCGATATAATATAGTTCTTCATCCGTTCATGTGACTCTGGATATACTTCTAATATCTGTAATAACTTATTATTTGTTTTATAACTATCGTGATAATGTAAAAAATTAATAATAATCTGTGAGGTTGGTGTCTGTTCGATTTCCAACAAGCAGTTTTCATTTGTTTTCTTAAACTCATCAAATAGTTGTTGATATAGAACAAACATCTTTTCATTAGCATCATTCTTCATTGTTCTCGTCCTCGTTAGAAACCAATTCAAGTAGTGTATACATGGCGGTTGCTTTTGAAATTACGCTAAAAGATTTACTTTTTAAGCCAAAACCAACGATATGACCTTCTGTTGCATCCAACACGTCCACGAAAAATGCGTTATCATCAATTACTCCTTTTGACATAAGTAGTTGTAAATTAATACTTATGTCAAAGTCCGTTTGTTCTTTTACATCTTCTATAGTTGCACGCAAACTATCCGCTTTTTCTTTAATTACATCTATAATTTCTTGTCTGCTCATGTTTTTAAATTCATTTTTCATTGTTGTCTTCCCCCAAAATTGATATACTTTATTTGATAATTGTTTTTTAATTTCTGATTGCTAATTGCCGTTAGCAATCAGTTTTTTTATTCTCTAAAAAAATACTCATCATAGAAAATGAATATTGCAATGCCAGTACTTGCAGCAATTACCCATGCTGTTGTGAAGTACAAAAATGGCATTAAACAAATTGCTAAAATTGTTATACACATTACTGCTATGATGTAACTTTTATATGTGTTAGACATTCGCATCCTCCCTCAGTCGTCGATTGTGTGTTTTTAAAATTTTGTTTAAATCCTTAATTTGTATAACTTTCTCGTTCTCTAGTTTTATTTTCAGTTGATCATACAGAATTTTTTTCATACAATCAGCTCGTTCTGTTTCGTTTTTGAATAATTGACTATTACTCATGTGGTTAATGTCCTCCAATTCGATTGATTAGCGTTTGATAAGCATCTAATACTTGCGGATAAAGGTATAACACTCTAGTGCCTACTCGTCTTGTCACTGCTACAATTTCAGGTTCATAGACTATCTTTTGTATTAGCGTTGCTTTACTTAAACCTGTAATCTCCACTAAATCTTTAATATCAACGGTTGCAACTTGCCTCTTGTATGTACTTAAGATTTCATCTACTTTCTTTTGTACTAATTCGTTAATTATTGCTTCATTCAGTTGAATATTTAGCATGTTGAGCACTCCTTTCTAAGTTATTGTTTTCGAAACTTTAGTGCTAAAAAAAATCATCAATTTTAATATTTAAAACTTCAGCTAATCTCTTGGCTTCTCCTGTTTTAAAATCTCTACCATTAATCCTATTTAATTTAATATTAAACAAAGATGCATTCATACCAATCTTATTAGCAATGTCTTTCTGTTTTAAACCTCTGCCTATAATTATTGCTTTCACTTTATAGTATGGACGTGTTTTTTCTTTATTCATTATCAAGCCTCCTTTTTGTTTCGAAAACGATAACTTAAATATAATTTATACTACATCTGTTTCGAAGTCAATTACTTTTTGAAAATAAATGTTGTTTTTTCGAAACGAATTCTATATACTTTAAATATCAAATAGAACTTGGAGTGATTTTGTGGGAATTGGTGAAGGCATAAGAAAAATGCGTAAGCAACACAAATTGACAATGGATCAATTAGCAAACAATCTTAATACTACATTCCCCAAACAATCGAATTTTACTAAAAGTAAAATATCTAAGTGGGAGAATGAAAAAGAGGAACCTAGACTTAGTTCTGCTAAATTAATAGCAGAATACTTCAAAATATCATTAGATGAACTTTATGATAGTAATAGTTCGGGAGTTAAAAACAATCTTTCAAATAAAGATAAAATAACCGCACATGTAAGCGAAGATGTTAGTGACTCTGAGATGAAAGAAATCGTGAACTTCATCGAATATATTAAAAGTAAAAGAAATACAAATTCAAATAGCGATAAATAAAGAAAGACGCTCATTTTACTAATCATTGTATTAGTATTACTACGTCTTTCTTTTTTTATATATCAAATTATGCATAATTAAACTTCTGTTAATTGGAGATGATAACAACCGAAATATAAATCAAAATTTAATAAAGGAGTGAAATTATGCATCAATACAAGGAGTTGATGGATGATATAAAGATTAAATATATTGAGATGCCGGATAAATTAGAATGTCTGATTATAGGTAATGATTTATATATTAATAAGAATTTATCATCATCTACATCAACGAGTGAAATTAAAGAACCCATGTCTTTATATCACTGTCATTGTCATGATTTTGAATTATTAATCCCCTTAAATCAAATTAAACAAGCGATATATCTACATGACTGCAAAACCATACCTCAGTTAAGCGCTTATTTTAAAGTGCCTGTAACAGACATCTTACTAACAATATACTTCTATAAAGTTAAGTACTCAGATTTACATTTTCTCAATATGTTCAAAACCGATGTGTTAAGTATTCATCAAGAAATTATTTAGGAGGCGTTTAAATGCAACAAGAATCAACATCATGGTACAAACAAGAGTGGTGTATTGTTTTATCACTTTTATTCCTATTTCCTTTAGGCTTATTTTTAATGTGGAAATTCAGCAAATGGCCGTCTTTAGTTAGGACAATTATTACTGTAGTTATAGTGGTTATTGCTTTAGCTAGTATAACTTATATTGGACAAGTTCAGATGATTAAACCTTATGTAGCGAATTTAGATTCAAGTAGTGAAAGCGATAAATCTGACAGTATCACTGATAAAGATGAAGAGAATCACGAAAAAGCAAAAGAACAAACAAATGGTAATTATCAAGAATGGTTTGACACGATTACAAAAGGAACATCTGATAGTTCAACTACAAGCTCTAGTTCTAGCATAGATGACAGTATAACACGTGACCAAAAAGCAGCTTTAAAAAAAGCTGAGTTTTATTCAGAACACTTACATTTATCAAAACAAGACATATATCATCAATTAATTTCGGAATACGGAGGCAAATTTCCAAAAGATGATGCGCAATACGCAATAGATCATTTAAAAGCTGACTATAATAAAAACGCATTAGAAAGTGCTAAATCATATGCCAAAAGTTTGAATATGTCTACTAGAGAAATTTATGATCAATTAATTTCAGAATACGGAGGACGATTTACACCTTCAGAAGCACAATACGCAATCGACCACTTAGACAAATAATTTAATTGGGCAGAACTCCTGCCCTTTCATTTATTTTAGGGAGGTAACCAATATGGCATCATTTGAAAAAAGAGGTAATAAATGGCGGTATAAAGTTCAATATAAAGATTCATTGGGAACAAAAAAAATTATAAGTAAATCTGGGTTTAGAACAAAAGCGGAAGCAAAAAAAGCAGCTTTAGAAGTTGAGTTAAATATTAAAAATGGTTATAAAGAAAACATGAATTATACACTTGAAAAATGGCTCGACTATTACTTAGAGACTTGGCGAAAAGATAAGGTTAACGATAGCACCTATAATATTGAATTATATTCAAAAAAACGATTATTAGACATCTATGATCCTAACATAAACATTAAAAATATTACACCATCGATGCACCAAAAATTCATAAATACGTTAATTCAACGTGGTTACAGTAAATCAACGCTCTCAAAAACACATCATTTGATGAAACGTGCAATGGAACGTGCTAAATATGATAGAATCATTTATTTTAATCCATGTGATGGTATTTCATTACAACATAAAAATTTAAAAGAAAAGGTTAAAGCTAAATATTTACCTAGCGATAAAATTAATCTTTTTTTAGAAATGGTTAAAAAGCGGGATATTTATCAATATTTCTTATTTAGAACACTTATAGAAACAGGTATACGAATCGGTGAGGCAAACGCACTCAATTGGAATGATTATGACAAAAAGCTTAAAACATTATCAATTACAAAGTCGTATGATCAAAAAAGAAAAAAATTTGGCACTACCAAAAACAAGGAAAATAGAATCATATTTATAAGTGACAAATTAGCAAAGGAACTATTCAAGTTGAGAACACTTCAAAATGCAAACAAAATAGCAAATAGTGAATTATATTATACTGATTATGATTTTATGTTTTGTAATGAATTTGGAGACCCACTTCCACGTTCTACCACCCACAATACAATGAAATATGTAACAGGTAAAATATTAGGAAAGGGCAATGAACTAAGTATACATAAATTAAGACATACGCATGCAACATTGTTACTAGAAAGTAATGTGCCCATGAAAGTAATTCAGGAGCGATTAGGTCATAAAAGTGAATTCATAACAAGCAACATTTATAGTCATGTCACTGAGAAAATGAATAATACTGCAAAAGAAAATTTCGAGAAATATATACGTGATATTTTTTGA